TGGAAGACAGCGTTTAATCCTAAGACAAAGGCCGTATTGATTTCACACAGTCTTCATCAGTCCATCCACCACATGCGCACACTCAACGATTTGATTGATAGTGTGCCATTTCTCGCGAAAATGAAGAAAGCCGATTCTTGGTCAAAGACGTTCTTTGGTTTCGCCAACGGCTCAAACATCAGTGCAAAATCAGTTGGCGGTGCTATTCGTGGTATTCACCCCGACCTCATTCTGTGTGACGACATTCTGTGGGGAACAACCGATACAGAACTCGCTCGCGTCGCTTCATGGTTCTATGAAGTTCTCGTGCCAACACTTCACCACACATCAAAGTTGATGATTGTCGGAACACCGTTTACACCAACTGACCTTTACACTGAATTGGAACAGCGTGATGGATATTTGGTTGAAACTTATCCCGCGATTGATGCGAAAGGTGTCGCTCTTTGGCCGGAACGGTGGGACTTGGAATCACTTGATGCGCGTCGCAATGACATGCCCGCTATTGCATTTGCGCGTGAGTATTTGTGTGAACCAATGGACGATATGAGCAGTTTGTTCCCGTCTGTTGTTTTGCAAGCCGCGAAGGACAGCGACTTGACATTGCTCAATCGCGCAGTAGGCGACCCCGATGACCAATACTTCGTCGGTTGGGACCCGGCTATTTCATCGGACAGAAGTGCTGACTACACCGTTATGGTTGTGCTTCGTCGTCCGTCAACCAATCCCGAACTGCTTGAGTTGGTTCATGTCGTTCGCAGAAAGAACATGGACTTCCGCACACAGATTATGGAGATTCAAAAAATCAACGCGAAGTTCTCACCCGATGTCATTGAACTTGAAGCCAACAACTTTCAGCGTGTTTTTGCAACTGAACTTCGCGCGGACACAGACTTACCAATTAAGACATTCATATCCACACGCCAACGCCGAGAGTCGCTACTCATGGGTTTGGTTATGCGTTTTGAAAAAGAACAAATGAGGCTACCGTGGGGCGACGAATCCTCCCGAACCCTTATGAGCGAGTTAGAACGCGAACTACTCATGTTCGGCATGTCAAAGAAGGGCAAGTTGGATAGCATCGGTCGCCACGATGACTTTGCTATCGCTCTCGCATTGGCGCATTGGGGAACGACCGAGTTCCGCGAACGAATTGTGGATATTGACGAAATGATGGCGGGGTTGATTGATTGACTGAATACGAATACATAATGCATGAGCCGATTACGGCAGAAGAATTAGCAATGATGAATGACGAAGACATCGCGAAAGAGGTGTCATTTTGCACATGTTGTTCACCGTTTGACATCGCAAACACGGTGCTGAAAGCGAAGAAAAAGAGCAAGCCGTTTCATGGCTACAATCCAAACAAGCACAGTCGCAAGGGTGGATTGAATGCGAAAGGACGCGCCGCCGCGAAGCGAAAAAGTGGAGCAAATCTCAAACCACCTGTGACAACCAAACCAAGCAAACTCAAACCCGGTGGTAAGAAGGCCAAACGCCGTAAATCTTTTTGCGCGAGAATGGGTGGCGTGAAAGGGCCAACGAGTAAAGGAGGCAAACTCACTCCTAAAGGCGCGGCTCTCAAGAGGTGGAACTGTTGAGCGAATGCGATTGTAGTCATTGCGTGTGTAGTAATGCCGCGTTTGATTCATTGGAAAAGAAACTTTGCCCCGCAGGTAAAGCGGCGGCGAAGCGCAAGTTCAAAGTTTATCCATCAGCATACGCGAATGGTTGGGCTGTTCAATACTGCCGTGGTAAGTTCAAAGGAAAAAAGAAGGGGAAGAAGAAATGAAAGACAAATGCTGTTGCGGCGCAACGAAAAAGACACCATGCGTTTGCATGATGAAAGACAAAATGGAGTGTTCTAAAACTGCACCTAAATGCCCTTGCTATGCTTTGTTGGACAAGCAGAACAAATCATCATTGAAAAAGATGGTAGCGCGATACGAAACATATTGAGCATGATTGTTATGTGGTCGGGGTCAATTCTCAAAGACGAAGCGTTTGAAGATGTCTTTGATTCGCTATTGAAAAACTCAATTCAAGGCGGTAAAATTGGCGACGGCGAACCTGCAACCTCCGCAGGTGAAGGAGAATTAGCCGGTGCGACTGACCCACCAAAGACAAACAAAATACAGGAAGAGGAAGAAGAAGACAAAATTGTTGATGCTGTCACGCAACGGCTGAAAAAGAACATGCCGCAAAACGGTTGGTTTCAGTCAATGTTCGGTAAAGACGCAGAAACGATGGTCAAAGATTTGCGAATGGCTCGTCGCGAAAGAAAGGATATGCGAGAAGATATTGACCTCGCAATCAATGCTATACGATTAGCAAAGCGTGAAGAAGTTGATTCAACACTCAAGTCAATTTCATGGACAGAAAATCATCTGTCATCTATACGCGGGCTTGGTGTGTCCGACAGGGACTTACAAGCGTTGAGAAAACACGGTTCTTCGCGAGAGTTTGCTTTGAGGCGAGCATGTAGTGAATGGGAGAAAGCGAATGATGTCATCTCAAAATTGGCTCAAGTTGAAGGTGATTTTGACGAAAACCAATTGGAAATGTGGTTGCAAGCGAATCAAATGAGAAAGGACGCGAAGAAGCAATGGAAGCAAACACTGCATTCAATTGACAATATCAAGAAGCAGGAGGCCATTTGGCTTACGCGCGCAACAGATGTCCTTACAGAAAGAGGCCCGTTGTCATCAAATGAGATTTTCAATTCAATCGGTTCTCCCAAACATCTTAGCGTTCGCAAAATGGCATCACTGTTGAAGACGCATGGTGTTGAATATGACATTGAGAAAATAGGAACAAACTACGGAATAGTCCGCGATGACTTTGTTATTGTCAAGGATATTTGGGCTTACGCGGCAGGTTTCCTTGATGCTGATGGTTATATCACAATCACCAAGCGAGGCGAACCAAGAGCCGGTTTTGTCGCAACAGGTGGTCGCGGTAAGATTCATTGCGAACATTTACACAAAGCACTTGGGTGTGGCGTATTACAAACTGATTTGAAAATACACAAGAATAGCACCCGTTCGCAACACCGTCTTCAATTCTATGGCGCGGAAGATTTGCGAAGGCTGTTGAAGGGTATTCGCCCGCATTTGCAAATGAAGAAAGCGCAAGCCACTGCTGTCTTGCAGTTGCTTGATTTGAGAGGGGCTAAGAGCAATCTCGTCAAAGCGAGAAGAGATGAACTTTATCGCGTAGTGAAGTGGGAAAATTGGAAAGATGTTCCCGAAGAACGCGATAAGTTGCTCCGAGAGTGGAAAGTTGATGAGGCAGAAGTTCTTGCATGGGGACAACGGGACAATGAAGTTATCCAACTTGTTGATGACATTCATCGTATAGAGAGGTTGATTTGATGGCAGAAGAAAAAAAGGGCGTAGTCGGTCGTTTTCTGTCTTCGCTATCAAAACCGTTCCGACGACGAACAACGCCCGAACCCATTATGCCTTTGTGGAAGGCGGGTATTCAAGAGCCTGTCCTCGTTCAAGGCGTAAGTATTCCTGCTCTTTACGCGACAGTGCAAGAATCCGTAGTGTTGAGAACAACAATCAACACGCTTTGCCAAGAAGTGTTTAGGCGCGGTCATTATTGGCAGAAAAAGTTTCACAAGAAATGCACCAACTGCCAAGAAGAATACAAGCACGACACCGTTCAAACATGCCGTATCTGTGGCAATGAAGAGTTTGATACTCCCGATGTTGACCAAATCCTTTACCCGCGTTGGTTCTTACAGCAAAGAAACAGCATGGACCAATCGTTTATGGATGTAATGCGCGAGATTGAATGGGACTTGGATATTGTTGATGATGCGTTTTTAATTCTCATCAAGGAGTATTTCATTGACCCCGACAATGGAGAGATTTCATTCTTCCGTGTTAAAGAGGTCATGCGTGGCGACCCCACCTTTATGCGAATAGTCGCTGATAAGAGAGGGTCGCGAGGTGGCAGGTATCTCATCTGCCCCGTTCACCGCGACAAAACTTATCCTCACAACGGCGACCATCACAAATGCGATGTGTGTTCGCTACCTTTGCAAGATGTTCATTACATCAATACGGCAGGTAGCGGTAAGACGCAGTATTACATTGATGGTGAAATTATCCACACAAGCAAATACAATCCATCCAAGTTGTATGGTCGTAGTCCTGTCGCTACAATGTGGCGACAAGCACAAACCCTCACAGCGATGGACAATTACATTTACCTCGCGTATCAAAAGCGAAGAATACCTCGCGGTGTTCTCGCAATTACAACCGACAACATTCAATCAACTGCATCGTTTTGGAAGGGTGCGGAAGAAAAGATGGAGCGCGACCCTCACTACATTCCGAAGGTTGGTATTGAATCAGCATCGGGTCGTGGTAAAGTTGAGTTTGTGCGCTTCATGGATAGTCTTGACGAAATGCAATACGCGCAAGTCCGTGATGAAGTAAGAATGCGAATTGCCGCGTTCTATGGTGTGTCAAGCATTTTCATGATGGACGCGGGCAAGTCCGGCGGACTCAACAATGAAGGTATGCAAATCCTTGTCACAAATCGCGCTGTTGAATACGGGCAGAAAATCTATGCAAAGAATCTGTTTCCGCGATTGCTTGAAGCGATGGGCGTTGAAGATTGGGAATTGACGCTTTATCCGAATGAAGAAGAAGACGATGTGACAAGGCTACGCCGCGATGAGCAGGAAGTGAATATCGCACAGCGTATGCAACAACTCGGTTTCCAAGCAGAACTCACAGAAGATGCAGGTCGCGATATACGATTTGTTTACTCAAAGCCCGACCCACAGCAACAACAACAACAACCACCACAAGGCGGAGGCGGCGCACCTCCGATGGGTGGCGCACCTCCTATGCCCGGTGGTGGTATGCCTATGCCACCACCACAAGGGCTACCTCCGGGCGGAGGAATGATGCCACCGGGAGGCGGGGGGCTACCTCCGGGCGGCGGACCTCCGCCCGGCCAACAAGGGCAACCAATCATGATGATGGAGAAAGGCGGTATGGTGGGTCTTGGTGAAGGCACAGGGCAACGCGATAATGGACCTGCACCTCTTTCGTCGGAAACGCACCTAAGCGGTTCTCCAAAAGCGAAGAAGAATCAACGCGGCTCGGAAAAAACGATTACTGAACAAGCACTTGACGCGGTTGATGCCGCGAAAGACCCGACAAGCAAGAACAAAGAAAGCGGGTTTTAAGTGCCGATACCTTCAAGAGTCGGGCGGTAGTGGGGTTATCCATGACCGACCTACTGAATAAGATGGACCCGATGGTTCGTAAGTTGGAAACCGCGATGGCGGAGTTCAAAGTTGCACTCGCAAATAACGACCTTGTATCAGCAGAACAATTCCTGCGCAGTATTCAATCAACGAGCGATTATCTCGCTGATGATGTCACCGCGATTTACAAGTCGCAAACCGACAACAAGATTCAAGGAATCAACGACAGATTCGCGGGAGGTTTCCCGGTTGCTCAATTCAACAGTATTGAAAATGTCATTGCTAAAGGAGAAGCGCGACCAATGGGTTATATCGGACCGGACAGAATCGGTGGCGTTTTCAAAAAGCAAGGGCAGGTGTGATACTTGGCTGACGAGGCGAACGCGACTCTTTTGATGAAAGCACTCATCAGTAAAATGGAGAGCATGGACGCGGAATTGAACATGTTGCGAAAGCAAGTGTCAAACCCTCAAGCCATGCTCCGTAAATCGGGATTCGTCAAGGCGACAACCCCTGCGAGCGAAGATGTATGGGGCGACCCACTTCGCGGAGAACGCGATGAAGTTATCGCTAAAGCAGGTGATGGAGTCAACGAAAGTTTAGGTATAGCAATGCCATCAACAAATGAAGAATGGCACGAAATGAGTTGGGAGGACATTCACGCGATGGCAAATGTCGCCGCAGAAGCAGAAGGAAGGAGGATTGACCAATGAAGCCGATGAAAGTTGAAG